CAGCGACGGAAGATATAATTTACGTTGATCCTGAAAAACGTGGTTACGGATTATTTTTAATTAAATGGTGTGATGAACAGTTAAAACTTTTAGGTGTTAAGATTGTCACCCATCATATTAAATTTGCTTTTGATTGGAGTCCGGCCTTGATAAGGATGGGGTACGATAAAACAGATATGCAACTTTGCAAAAGATTGGATAAGTAGATGGCTATTGATGCTGTCATAGGAGCTTTGCTTGGTGCTGGCATAGGAGAAGGAGTTTCTGCTTTGACATCATCCCCCAAATCACCATCCCAAACAGCACCCACAACCCCAAGTCAAGCAACCGCAAATACAACGGCGGCCAGCACGGTCGCAGATCAACGCGCTACGTTATTGGCAAGCGGTGGTCAAACTGATATGACGGGCGGATTAGGAATTTTAACAGGTTCAGAAATTCAATCTAGTTCACTGATCGGTGGTTAAATATGCCTCCAATAGTTTCCACAAATACAGACATTAAAAACTTGGTAATGAAATCTGTTTATCTCAAATCGAAGGATGGCAACCGCTATTCTTATCTTCAAGATGTGGCTAATTTTTGTATTCCGTCAAAAGCCTGGATCACCACAATTAAAGTCGAAGACATGCGCTTGAATGACGCTTACCTTTTTGATTCAAGAGCCAAGTTAGCTTTAAGAGAATCTGCTTGCGGGTTCCATTCCAAGCTCACCAGTTCAGTTAATAAATGGCTAGGGTTTACAACTATTGACCCAAAGAAGATGCAGTCCGGTAATGTGCAGCGTTACTTTAAAGATTGCTCTGATATTCAAACCGACATAAACAATGCCTCAAACTGGAACGAACAAATTCTTGAGTGTTACACAGATGATTTATGGGCCGGTTCTTCTCCGCTTGCAACAGAAGAAGATTGGCTTACTCATGTTAGGTACACATCCATTCCGGTTCAGCAATGCTCGTATGAGCGTGATTATCGCGGGGAAATCGTTGGTCTATTCCGCAGGTTCAAATACACCGCAGTCCAGATCAAAGAACGCTGGCCTAATGCAATACCTAAGAACGTAAAGGAAGCCTTAGATGCAGATAAGTATTTCCAGTTATTTGATATTGAGCATTACGTGGGTCCTCGCGACATTAGGGACGCGTCCAAAAAAGATGCAATTAATATGCCCTTTAGGTCTGTCTGGTATTATCCCGAAGAAGAACATAAGTTTGATGAAAGCGGGTACAATACCAATCTTTATGCCGTGCTTGAGTTCTGGATTCAGTCTGGGGATGACATGGCATACAGCCCAGCTATGGATGTTCTGGCTTCAATCAAGCTCGCTAACGCACAGAAGAAGACCAATCTAAAGTTTGCTATGAAGGCAGCGGGAGGCGCATCTGCAATGCCCGCACGTTTCTGGATGGGTCGTTTCTCTCAAAACCCTGACGCGATGAACTACTACGATAAAACAAAATACACCAAAGATGATTACTTCCAGATTCCAACAGGCAATGACCCAAAGCTGTCCACTGAAATGATGCAGATGGAGCAAGACTTAATTGATCGTGGTTTCTTCCTGAACTTATTCAAGGCCATGAGCAACGTATCAAAGGACATGAACAATCCCGAAGTCAATCAACGCATAACAGAAGCTCTTGAGCTTGTCGGCCCTGTCGTTGGTCGTATGACCAAGAAGATAGGACAATCACAGTTAAGAGCTTTCGACATTATAAATAGCCGTGGGCTTTTCCCTACACCTCCAAGAGAACTGGTTTCAAAAGACAACAAGATGGATATAGGCGTAGTTTTCCAATCCCCCCTTGCTAAAGCCCAGCGCGCCGCTGCCCTTGGAGGTCTTACCACTTGGTTACAGATTGTCGGTGCGATCAATGGCATTATTCCTGATGCAAAGGACAATGTTGACGGAGATAGGATTGTGGCGGGTTCCGCAGACTTCTTAAATGTTGACCCTACATTTGTTCGTGAGAAGCGCAAGGTTGAGGAAATCCGCAAGAAAAACGCGGAAGCCATGCAAGCCCAGGCTAAGATGGCACAGCAGAATCAACAGGCAGACACGGCACAGAAAGTTGCAGGGGCACACAAGTCCCATAAAGAGGCAATGAAAGTTTAATATGCCAAGAGGCTTTGGCAACCAAGTAAAGACAATGCAAATTCTAAAAGCAATCTCCTTTTTAATCCTCACAATCGCTATTACCTCTTTTATTACTATTATTGTTATTAAATTTTTAACATACGGTGACGACGCTAGATGCTTTAGCGAATCGTGTAGGAGTTATTAATGAAAGACAGACCCATAGTAAAGTTAGAACCCCGCGTTGAAGTAACGCCATCCGGCAAGACACGCACAGTCTACCGACAAAGAATATACAATCCAAACCATCCTGATTACCAAACCATTAAAAAGGAAATGTTAGCGAGCAAAGATGCAGAGCTCAGTAAGCCGTTGACATTAATTTCCAATGTTGATTAATATTAAAGACGCATCCCGTATGCCCATCAAGTATTTGTGGCAATTGATATTTACATTTACTTTTGACAAAAAGTCTTGCGGTCACATGACTAAGGATATAATCGGTCAGCAGTTAATGAAGTGGAATGATTTTATCCAGATAAACAAGAAGCGAGAGCTTGAGAAGTACGGCCTTGATCCAGACGCACCCGCTGCACCTCTCGGTCAAAAAGGTTCCGTGCTTGATGAAATGGAGTACCAGTTGCAGAATATGTGTTCATGGGTCGTGCGTGAAGAAAAAGGAGATTTTGAACCAAAGGTAGAGTTGTATAAAAAGCACAAGATAGATTTTAGGTTGGCAGAGCCACAGTGCCATGTGTTTCCAGAGTTTCAAACAAGACGCAACAAAAGAAAAGGTCATGCGGCGTTGTTAGCTAATATGGCCGACAAGCCGCACCAGTACGCTAATCCAAACAAGAAGAAGAAGTATTTTATTGGGGGGGATGTTTAATGAAAATTAAGAATCGAATTTTTGTTTTTCTTGTTAATGTATTGTATAAATCTTTTAACGTCATTGAGCGTGGGGATAAGATTATAAGTAGATGCCCCATAGACCGAAAGAATCCTAAAATATTTCGTATTGTTGATATGTACCAAGGAAATACTGCTGATGTTGTTTGCGACAAAGACCCCCAACCTATGCGACAGAAAGTAATGCTTTATTCATACCGGTTGCATGATAAATTTTTTAGAGGAGAAGAATTTTTACGAGACCCCAATAAAGACAATGGATGGCGTTTATTTGGGACATCATTTTTGAATTATAAGACCAAGGAGGTTTTATAATGAATATTACACTATGCGAAGACGATTCTTTGTTTCACGGCGGCACACCTCAACTCGTTGTGCTTGTGGTCAAATTTGATAACGGCAATACCAAGCGCATACCTTACGAGGCTTGCAAGACGATAGCGAGCTTGTATCAAGACCTTTATGCGATTGCTCCGCAGGTTGCAGAAGAGAAACAAGTAAACATTGAAGATATTAAGCCAGTTGAAGTTCCTAAAGTGATGAAAGATTTTGTAGAAGAGAAATCAAAGGCTACCATACAAGCTCATAAAGAAATTATAGATAAGTCATTCACTATTGAGAAGGAAGACATCGTAACCCTCATCAAACTAAACCCAAGAGAGTTCCAGTCCGGCACAGTTTCCCCGCTGATCGTTGGCATGGACTACCGAGTGCTTAAAGTCATCGGGCCCACTATCCCTACACCGGACGGCAAAGGAATCAAGAAGATTATCCAGGGCTTTGAGGTCATTGACGACAGCGCACCAACACCAGAGCGCATGATAGTAACGCCTGACGAAGTCCAGTTAAAGAGCAAGCGTTTATCTCAAATAATCAAGAAAACCCAATCCGTTGAAGAAATGCTCCCATGTCCTGATTGCCGGACACTAAACGCATTGACTTTAGTAGGCACAGATTTTAAAGGTATCTGTGAGGCGTGTGGAAAAGATATTGACATAGGCCGCGTGATTAAGAAATGCCCCTCTGTTGGGTGTGGTCAAGAAGTAAGCTGTTTTGATGTTGGTGGGAAGTACGAGGGACTGTGCGGGAAGTGCAAGGCTAAGATTGAGGTGGCGTATGCTTAGTGTTATAAATATTATTTTATCAATATTAATTTTTGGAGGAGTATCTTTTATTTGTGGCATGGCTTACGAGAGGAATAATCATGCTTGACATCCCCTCACACTTAGACAACCTTGATAGACTACGCAAAGAAAGACCCGAACACATAACCTATACATACCAAAAAGTATTCGGTATGCCCGAAGGTCAGTTGATTCTAATTGACCTGATGGAAAGATTCTTCGAGTTCAATAAGCCCAACAGTATGGAAGAAGTAGGAAGCCAGGCCGTTGTTATGTATATAAAAAATAATATTTTAGGTAAAGTAGACACAACATGGTTCAAACCAGAGGAGACGTATCATGCTGAACAATCTTGAAAAAGGCGACACAGTAGCAATCATTGACGATTTAGGACACACGCACACGGTAACAGTATTGCAGGTAAAGCCAGACCCAGAACACCCGACATCATTTGCAAGGTTTGATTATATTGACCAACAAGAACCCTCTCCTATGCGTCGGACAGCATGGCCTAAACAGTTATTGAGGATTATTAAGAAGACGGAGATTAAGACCCTTGATCCTAAATCACAGAGGACGAGTGATTTTAGAACCCCTCAAAAGGCTGTAATTATAGACGGTCGCACATACGTGGAAAAGAATCCTCACGATAATATTCAAGTTCCCTTAACCCTAGGGGTTAATGCACCAGAAGCAGTAGCATCTCCGGCCAAACCCGTTTTAACCAGAAACAAAATGCAAGACAATAAAAAAGGATAAGCCATGAAAATTCAATACACAGACGCAGCCCTTGGGACAAATGCCGATCTCACCTCTTTCGATACGCCAGATTCTTTAGCACAAGCCTATGTCGCCCTAAATACACGTGTCAAGGCAGGTGGGGTTGATTTACTTCCAGAGGATTTACAAAAAGACCCTGCCATCACACCGTTTAAAACAATGGCTGATCTTGCTAAAGGATACGTTTCAACAAAGAAAATGGTTGGTGGAATTGAGAACGCACCAGAAACACCAGAGGGATATAAATTCAATCCCGTTACCGGACTACATGCAAACGTTAAAGCGGAAGGAATTGTCAAAGCATTGGCCCCGATATTTCAAAAGGCCGGTGTCGGTAACAAAGCCGCTGATGCAGTACAACAAGGATTGCTCACACAATTATCCAGCATGATGGTTCAGCAAGAAACCGCTAAGAAAGAAATGTTATTAAAAAATGAAACAACCTTACGCGGTGAGTGGGGCGGTGAGTTTGACGCACGCATGGATAACATGCAAAAGATTTGGAAAAATGTTGGCGGTGTTGGCAACGTAAAAGAAAGCGGAATTGAAAACATCAGAGCATTAGCAAAGTTGACAGGATTTCTTTCAGAAGATTCTTTGAAGTCTTTGGGAGAAGAACCGAAGGCCGCTATCACTGACGCAACGGCGGCACAAGCAGAGATTGCCAAATATACAGCGGAGATTTCATCGACGGGTGGAAAGCATGATTATTATTTATCCGGCCCCAAAGGTGATGCCGCTCGCAAAAAGATGAATGATCTGTTTGCGCTGATGCAACCAAAATAATTTAATTTATTCTTGACTTTTGTTTTGGAAGTTATAATCTTTAATTAGGATTATTTGAGAGCAGTCGGGAGGAATTATCCGCAAGGACTTCTCCCGACGGTAATAAAACCCTAACCGCAACAACAAGACCCCTCGGGACTATCTTGGTAAGAATTAGAAACTTAATCTTTAACCAAGGAGTCCTAAAATGGGCGCACCCAATACAATTTACGTCCAGCAATATAACACCGCAATTTATTTGCTGGCACAACAGCTTGACAACCGTTTCGCCGGATGTATCGTTGAAGATTTCAACTGGACAGGCGCAGCTAAATTTTATCCACAGTATGCCACCGATTCGATGGTTGAGTTGACAACCCGTTTCGCTGATACACCAACCCAACCGGCCAACTTCGCAAACCGGATGGTTACACCTCGTTATTTCGTTTCCAGCACCTTAGAAGACCCCAAGGATGCTTTACAGCAAGCCGTTGATCCTAAGTCCGCTATGATGCAAGCCAAACATGCCGCCGCTAATCGTACCAAGGACGACTTGATTATCGCTGCATGGGGTGGTACTTCATACACAGGACAGACCGGAGCTACAGCCGTTACGTTCCCTTCTGCAAATCAAATTGTTTATAACCAGTTCACGACCGGCAACGGTATGAGCAAAGCCAAGTGTCTGGCCGCCAAACGCATCTTGGATGCGGGTGAAGTCGAAGCCACAGAACGCTATGCCGCTTACACCGCTGCACAGTTGGAAGACTTGCTTAATACTACAGAAGTCACTTCCAGCGATTACAACGTGATTCATGCGTTGGTGCAAGGTGAAGTTCGTACATGGTGCGGTTTCCAATGGATTCACAGCGAACGTCTTTTGACCGACGCTTCTGCCCATAGGTTAAATTATTTTTGGCAAAAGAACGCTTCAATCCTAGCCATCCAAAAGGATATTGAAGGCCGCGTTGATGAGCGCATCGACAAGAACATGGCCTGGCAAGTGTATCTCAAGATGTGCATGGGTTCAACACGTTTGGAAGAAGCACGTATCGTCCAAGTTGCTTGTGTTGAAAACGCTTTCTAAATTGAATTTAATCTTTTAAAAGGAGAATAATATGCCCGCATTACTTTTAGGTCAGGGTGTCGTTTATACAGAACGTACCGCGCCTGTTCCTGGTACGACTTCAACCACTACCTATAACTGGATGACAGCCGGTTATGTGGATGGTCGCAAGAAAATCAATTTGGATTTCTATGTAGGTTTAGGAACTGAATTGACAGGTTCTACGATTTTGATGGGCGCACCGTTACCACAGGGTGCAATGGTTATAAGCGTTTCCGTTATATCCAGCGCAAGCACAAGCTCACTAACATTCTCGGTGGGTGATCTTAGTTTAGCCACAAGGTATGCCAGCGCCGGTACTGGTATCGCAACGGCTGGTATTACAACGTATACAGGCATGATTAGTGCTACAACCGGATGGTATGTAGTCGGTACTAATCCTGGTACGGGAGCAAATGCCTTAACCACGGGTGATGCACAAATATTAATCACCACGGGCGGCGCCACTTTAGGCACAGGTACTATTTACGGTGTCGTGGTGGAGTACACAACCGACTAAAAAGGTTCAGCGGGTGAAGGTGTGCTTGGTAGCCACCTCACCCGCATTAATTAAGGAGATAGTATGCTTAAGAAATTATTAATGGTTTTAGCTTTAATGGCTTTGACCGCTCCTGCCTTTGCGTCTGTTGGTGTTAAAGTCAACGGAATCTTAGCTGGAGAGGCAACGGATATAAACGTGGTCTGTAATTCTGGTGCAAATACTACAGGGACAAATATTTCACCGGATGGATCAACTTTCAACATCGGATGTAATCCAAACTTGGCAGAGTCAGGTTTTGCTAATGCAGGGTATGTTTCTTTAGCTTCCACATCAGCAACGATTTCACCGACCTATACTTATGTGCTTAAAGTTTTAGACACAGATGGTAATGCTGCTTTTACCGCTGGTAACTTGGCTAACGGTACGCCAGGGCAGATGTTGACTATCACGGCAATAGGTTTTTCTCCCGGTGGTAGTAGTGGAACGTATACGCTAACTCCTACGAAATCATTGACATTAAACAACATTGTTTTCACCAAGAGAGGCGATTCTGTTACGCTTGTTTATCTTGATGATACAAACGGATGGATTCTGCAAAGTTCCTATACTGGTTCTGGATTAACCATCAATTACAAAGTGTAAAAAGGAATGGCGGGGGAGTAGAAATATTCCCCTGCTTTCAGATATGAAAATATATTCATACTTTGCAATTCTTGTATTTACCCTTCTCGCTTTAATCCCATCAGTCGATATTGTAATAAAAAATCCTCCTAGTCATTACTGGCCTTGGATGATCGTGATTGCCGGATTTTTAGGAGTATTCACTTTATTCATTAAAACATCGTGGACAGTTCGTGCCATTGCCATCATTGGATTCATTCATTGTTTCTTTAGCGCGATACCTTATGTTTCCTTCACTTCTTACGTTTCTCTCGTCGCTTGCTGTTATTTTTATATCCTTTGCTGTAAGATAACCGACTGGTCCATATTATTTAAGGCTATTCAAGCAATCGTATTTCTAAACATTTTATTTATGGTTATGCAATATTTCCACAAAGATAGCGTATTAAATTTTGGTCATCACGACACAGAGCAATATGGGACTATCGGTTATCACATGTGGATGGCAAGTTTTGGAACTATCCTTGGCGCTGTGTTGTTGCCTTTTAGTATTTTTAATTTATTTTTTTCTTTTGGCGTGGCTTTATTTGTTCACTCGACTTGGACGTTTCTTTGTGCTTCTATGGGAACAGCGGTTTATTTTTCACACAGAAATAAGAAATTTGTAGGAATGTTTGTATTGATCCTTTGTGTTATTTTTATAGGATGGGCATTCGCAGATCATAAGATTATCGAGAATATGGACGCTCACCAGGGACGAATGGGGATTTGGGAACAATCAATAAGATTAGCCAATGAACATCCTTGGAAGGGTTGGGGAATCGGAACTTATAAAGATTTATTTTTTGGCCTATCCGGACTTCATTGTATGGAATGGAAAACAGCCCACAACTTTATTATCCAATTATGTTTTGAGATTGGGTATCCTTTGACTGCGGCCATTATATTTGGATTGGGATGGTTTGCGTCATTGCTTTACAAAGAAGAGCTTTGGGCAGAGCTTTCAGGTCTTGCAATGATTGTTTTAGACGCACTGGTGCATACGCCAGATAGGTTTATTAACATGGTTCCGCTATTGGTTGTTTTCTTAGCGTATACGAGGTTTGCTTTATGTCAAACGCGCTCTTTACCCAACTAGGAATTTATAACAAATTTATTTATAAAATTGGCGGTATGCGTCTTGTCGCCAGCGATATATCAAGCCCGTCCACATCTCCTAATCCGGCGGCCTTGTATCTTTCGGATATTTGGCCTTTTGAGCTTCAAGAGTTTTTAGAAGAACATCCTTGGTCATTTGCAACACAGACCGTTCCTTTAATACCATTAAATCCTTCCGCTTGGGTTACGTCAACTCTTTACAATGTTGGTATGTACGTTCTCCAAGGTGGAGCTATTTATGTTTGCGCCATTCAACATACTTCCGGCGTATTTTCCACTGATCTCGCTAATGGGGACTGGACTTTACAGGCTGGCATCGCTCCATTGCTTTTGCCATTGCCTTTAATGAATGACGGTTGCAATAATCCTTATGCTTTGCCATCTGACTTTATTAATCCATATTTGTTTAGTGGACCCGCTTTCTATCGAAAAGAGTTTATCAAGCCTCCTTACCTTGCTACAGCGACGGAGTGTATGATTACAAACAATAATAATATCGCTTCAATGAAATATGTTTTCTTGCAACAGGACTTGACACAATTCAGCGCAAAGGCTTGTGAAGCGTTAGCTACAAAGATTGCTTACCAGTTATGCTTTAAGATTTCAGAGGCTATGCAATACGCGGCAGGTCTTGAGAAAGATTATCAGGCTAAATTAATTTCAGCGATTGCCGCGGATTCAAATACGACAAGTCCAGATCAGGCAGAGGCTACGGCATGGTTTGAGGCAAGGTTAAGCGGATCTACAGGAGCCGTTGGGTTAGGTCAAGACAATAATAATTCCGGATGGTTTATACCAGGGGCGGGGTTCTAAATGGGTTACAAAGGGACGCTCGGGAAGACTAATTGGAGTTTGGGAGAGGTCAGCCCGAGATCATTAGGCCGCTTTGACGATAAGAAACCCATCTACTCAAGCGGTGCGGCAATTATCGAGAATATGCTTATCGGTCAAGCTTGCTCTGTCGCTAATCGTCCAGGCACTGAATACGTGGCTCCCACAAAGTTTTCTACTACCTATCCGTCATGCCTACGTAAATTTACTTACTCAGTAACACAAGCCTACATGTTGGAAATCGGCAATCTCTATATGAGGTTCTTTTCAAATTTTAATGGCGTACCCGGTCAGGTAGTCGTTCCTTCCGCTACAGCATGGCAAACATCAACATCCTATGTACCTGGAAACTACGTCACTCAATCGGCAATTATTTATTATTGCCTCATAGCTCATACGTCAGGAACTTTTGCGACAGACTTGGCCGCGGGTGATTGGGTAGCTCAAAGTATTTTAGAGATTCCTACAGTATTCCTTCAAGCGGATATATTTAATATTATGACAGCGCAAAATGCGGATGTCATGTACATGGTCAATACCAACTACTTCCCGCAGAAACTTATCCGGACATCAGCCACAGCTTTTAACATAGCCAATGTTCCTTTTGTGCGTGGCCCCTTTAGACCTTTGAATGTTTCAGCAACAACGATCACACCGTCATCAGCTACCGGAACGACTACATTAACCGCGTCAACGGCAATCTTCAACTCCGGACATGTTGGAAGCCTATGGCAAGTCGGTACGGATGGAAGCGTTGCCAATAGCGGGGTTGTTTTAATTACGGCCTTTACCGACAGTACACATGTAAATGGAACGGTACAAGCAGAACCGAATGGGACAGCGGGTAATCTGGCTGGAACAAGCGCAACGACATTTTGGGCAGAAGGGGCTTTCTCAACTTATCGGGGATTCCCTTCGGCTGTTGTGTTCCATGAAGGGCGTTTGGTTTATCTTATGGGACAAACTTTGTATGGGTCAACGGTTGACACGTATGATGATTTTTCATCGGGGACGACTACAGATTCAGACGCTTATCAGTATCAGATAGCCGCAAGTCAAGCGAATACTGGAAGATGGCTGGCATCTGATACAGCTTTGGAAATAGGAACATCCGGCGGGAGTATCACGGCGGCAGATGGAAGTCCTGCTGTTGGGATTTCACCAACGACACCGCCTAACATAACCTTTGACAATAACTATGGGGTCATGTATCAGCCTCCAGTCATGCTTGGCGGGTATTTATTTTATATTCAAGCAAACACATTTACGATTAGGCAATTAACCTATGACTTGATTACAAGCAAGTACAAAGCCACAAATATGATGGTTTTAGCGGATCATATTTTAAGGGATGGCATTGGCGCGGTGCAGATGGCCTCCCAAGTGTCCCCGTATGACCGTATTTGGGTAGTTCGTGCGGATGGACAGATTGCAGTATTCACCCGCGACCCCGATCAACAGGTAGAGGGATGGTCAAGGATAGTGGCTGGTCAATCTGATGGCGTTATCCCTGGGGGATTAGAGGGAACATTCATAAGCCTTGATATTATTCCCATTGACGGTGCAGACGATCAAATTTGGTGTATTTGCCAAAGAAAGATTAACGGAGTAGAAGTTTATTGGGTAGAAGTTTTTACCGATGAGCTTTTCAATAATTATTGGGAACCTGTTAGACTTGACGCTTCTTTGACGTACAATGACACATTGAGCATTACTGCAATGTCAGTTGTCACTGGTAATTTTGTTTTTGATGATTCAGGAAATGTGGTATTTGATGATTCAGGAAATCCGATAACGACATAGGGGGAAATATGAGAATACTTTTAAGTATTATTTTAACATTGATGGTTAGTGTTCCAGCGTGGGCGACACTAACAGCTAATGTCATTCCGGTAGCAAAGACAAGTGGGAGTACACCGGCATTACAGAACAGCGACGTTACAGATGTTCCAGGGATTAGCCTTACTTCGGCGGTGGTTACTTACGTTCCTCAACTTTGCCTTAACAACGTATGCGAAACAGCATGGCCCGCTGGTGGTTCTCAAACAACAGGAAGTTCTTTATTAGCTGGAAATGGCAGCGGCGGGTATACAAACGTCACAGCAGTATCTCCGATGTCTTATAGTGCTGGAAATTTGTCTTACGTAGCCCCATATATAAGATTTTCTGACCAAAAAACATCTGGAACCCCCGGAGGGGCAGCTACTACCGGGTCTTGGCAAACCAGAACATTAAATACTAAAGATATTGATAGTTCCAATATTGCTACTTTATGTACTGGAAATGGTGCTCCCATCGCGACCTGTACGTCTGCAAATCAAATGGTGTTACCTGCCGGAGTATATACAACTCATGTACAGAGCCCATGTGATACGACCAATAATTATCAAATCAGGTTATATAACAACACATCTTCTTCCTTAATAGCTTTAGGTACTTCAGGATACGCGTATCAAAGTGGATACGTTAATGCTACTAGTACTATTTATTGGCAATTTACTTTATCCGTCCCATCCGCATTGTCAGTACAATATCAAGCTTTGTCAAATAGCACTACAAGCGATTTAGGGGTCCCGAACAGTTTTGGGACAGAGATTTATACGGTAGCAGAATTTACAAAAACTCAATAAGGAGTAAATTATGAGATTTTTAATATTATGTATTTTTTTAATTTTATGCAGCAACGCTAGTGCTTCAACCGTAATCATCACTCAATACGGTTATGTCAGTGATAGTAATGGTCACGTCATTGGTAAGTATGATAATGATATTAACACAGGGAATACGGTCAATCTTCCTAATGGAGAGACCTATACATCTGTTCCTAATGAGATTTCTTTGGATGCGATATCTATTTACAAAGATCCTGTTCAAAATTTTAGCACAGATCAATTTGTCCAACAGTTAGCCCAAACAAGTCTTGTAAGTAATCCAGAGCTATTCCCGTATTATGCCGTTCTTAAGGACATGACATTTTATAAGAATTTCCAAGGGCTGGCTAATCTCTTATCTTCTTTGCTTCAGGCTAATGCCATAAACCAAGCTGATGTGGATACCGTGGACACAGCTTTAGAGAATCAACAAATTAATCTTGATTCCTATAATTCAGAAGTTAATGTTGCTTATTAAGGTTTAAATGGCTCTTTCAGTACTCACAATAACAGTTCCTTCACATGGCCTAAGTGTTGGTCAACAGATTTTCATTGAAGGGGTCAATGGATTTAATGGTGGATTAAATAATCAATCATATACGGTTCAGTATGTAGTTGATACAAATAATTTTAAGATCGTTGCGAATGTTTCATTAACGTATCAAAAGGGTGGGCGGATTCATGCTTACGTTTCGTCAGTGTCAGGGCCATCACATTTGAACGGTCAGACAGTTGCAGTGGTTACAAACGGTCAGAATGTTTTGTCGTTGACGTACAACAATGGAGTTACCTTGCCAGCTCCCGCTTGGAATATTTCTATTGGATTACCATACAAATGGACTCTCCAATGGCTGCCTTTAGGCGGGGATGGTCAGACGGTCAATCAAGGAAAGAAGCGTAAATTGTACGATATTGTGTTGAGAGTGTGGCAGAGCTTGGGTGGATTCTTTGGACAGGATGCAAGTCATTTATATGCGTTGCCATATTCTAATCCAGAGAACCAACTAAATCAAAATATTGCGCCAAGCTATAATCCTTTAGCGACGGGAGATATTCACGCGGTTGGTATTGATTCACAGTGGGATGATTATTGTATGCCGGTATTGACGGGGACAGACCCTTTACCTTTTATGTTGTTGGCTAGCGTGATGAGGTCGGAAGTGAGCGAAGACAAATAATGGGCGACGAACTAGCACAATTTAATATGTTGGCGGATGGAAGTTCTGATTCACTTTCTCCATATACAATGCCATCGGCTCCGGATATTCAAGCATCGACTGTTGACTCATCCGGTAATAGCCTTACGTTGCCACAGGGACTGCAAGCGGGAGGATCTATATTAAGCGCCTTCGGGGATATTGTGTCAGGGGATGAGTCACAGCAAGCCGATGACTACAACGCCAGCCTTGCATTGATGCAGGGGGAATTTGCTAATCAACAGTTAGGACTTTCAGAAACGTCTACCCTTTCAACACAGCAAGCAACTTATGCAAAAGCTGGTGTTGAAATGACCGGCTCGCCTTTAGACGTAGCGTTAAATACGGCATCACAATTTGAAATGGACAAACAGATAAACACCTACAATGCAGAATCTAAGGCCAATATGGATACATACGCTGGCAAGGTTGCCAAGGAGCAAGGGGAGTTTGGAGCCGCTAGCTCATTGTTGCAGGGCGCAGAAGGTATTGGAATGTTAGCATTAATGGCATAGGAGAATATCGTGGTACAAGTTCCAGTATATCAATCACAAAACAGTCTTAACCCAACACCGGAAGACCCGAAACTTGCCGCAAACTTAGGCAATATGGTTTCTGGCGCAGGGAAAATGTTGTCTGACTTAGGAGAGAAAGTTCAGAAGGTTCAAAGCCTTAATGAACGAAGCAAGGCCATTCTTCAACTATCAGAAGCCAATGACGCCACGCACGATAAATACCGCACTGATACCGACCTAGCTGACGCCTCTAAAAACTCTCAAGATGCTCTTGATGAGAATATGCGTAACGCCGCTGACTCTATCAAAGACCCAGAAGCCCGAAATCAATTCATGGTAGAAGCAACCCGCATGAAGGATTCAAAGCAGACGGCCATAGACACAATGATCCAAGGGCGCATACTGCAACAGGGCAAGTTTGATGTCAACGCCAGGGCAACAGCAGCACAGCAAGAATATAATTACGCCACATCCCCAACGCAAGAAGCGGACATAAAGAAAAGATACAATGATTACGTTGATGAGCGTATTCAATCCGGCGGCGTTAATCCTGAATGGGCCAGCTATCACAAAGACTTGCAGAACTATAATTTTGGTTACGGGAAAGCCCTCAATGATATTTCAATCATCAAAGACCCTAAAGCGGCAGATACTATAAGGGATAAGATACAGAATGGCGACTACGGCAGTCTTCGGGATGTTGATGAGCAAGCCGCTTTAAACAAACTAGACCGTAAAAAGACCTTCCTTCAAAACCAACAAAAAAGGAACATGGATAATATTCAAGAGTCCAATGCCCGTGACTTAATGCTGATGAAACAAACCAATGACCCAAGCCTTGAGCAACACGCCGAGGAAAAATACTTTACTGGACAGATCAATGGCAAGACCTTCAATCAGTTTACTAAGGGTACTACGATGGTTTCCCCTAGCACCGACGGACAAACATATTTAGAAGCTGTTGCCCATCTTGCCAATGGCGGCGTTGGTGATGCAAGAAATTTCATCATGGATAAATATAACGACAATAAACTATCTCCACAGGATAGGGACAAACTTTACAATTTAAGAATCATGCCTTTGGGCGGACAATACAAGAGCGTCAAAGATGTTATTGGATTAGAACAAACCCAAAAGGACGCAACGGATAATTTTCAAAGACACTTAAAGTCTTCTTTAGATTGGCTTCACAATTCAGTTCCATTTGCAAAACACTTGCCGGACTTTACGAAGCAAGAAAAACCAGATGATAAAACCTTGGCAATGACCAGACGTTTCATTCAGAAAATAACGGATGGTAATGTTCCCCCAGAGGATTACATTAAAACTGCCCATGATGTCAGCAAAGAGCAAACTCTTTTAGATAGGCCGGAGATTGCAGGCTATCCAGATAAAGGACTGACCGAACAAGATGAGGATGGAAACAGAGGGGTAACAACACCAGATGGCGGTGGACAGCCGGAAGACAACGAAAGCTTTGGAGATAAATACGGTGGATAATCAGCAGACAGATCAAGTTACTCCTGATGTCTTAAAGAACGTGCCGCAGATTGCACCTACGCCTAAGTTTGATATTCAGAACGCACAGCCTTTGAAGACGCCTCCACAGTTAGCCACAGGTAGATATAAGCGTCCCCAGGGGGATTTAGAAGCGGACCGTGGCGGAACTATGCAAAAGGTGGATGATTTGCAGCGCGGACCCATGACCAATAAAATGGTCGAACCTGATCTTGCCCATAACAATCCAGATCAACAGGCACTTGGAAGCGTTTTTGCGGGTCTTGGCGTTGTTGACATGATGCGAGGCGTTGAAACAAACAAAGAAAAACCTAAACAGACAGGTGATGATTTTAAGAACCTAACAAGTGGCCTTTGGGACAATGCTATGCGCGGTCTGTACGAGCCAAACAGCGTTGACACCACAAGCCAGTTTATTATGAAGAATCCCCATATCTTCGGTAAAACCAATTACCAGACCGCTGCAGTATGGGGAACCCTGGCAGAATTTACCGCTACAATGGCAGTTAACCCCTTAGGCGCATTACCGGAGGCTTTTGAATCAATGAGCAAGGCCGGGCAAGACAGGATGCTATTCAATAAGATCACGCAATCCCCACAGTACGGGGATAATATCATGGCTATGGCAGAGCATAGCGGCAGGCCATGGCAGTCCGTACATTCCCAAGGTCAGAGAGAACTTTGGAACATTATAAACAAAGGAAATTATTTTAACAATTTAAAGGCAAATTTGGAACTGCATCAGCCTTTTAGATTGCAAGGCCTGACAACGGAAGACGTTGGAGAATCCCTGCCATTTCCCAAAGAAGACCCCGCTTTCGGCCTAAAACCCACAGTTCTTGTCAAAGGTAAGGAACCATCCATAGGCATTGACCATGAGGATGCTTTGGAGAAGATGGGAATGAGTAAGGATAAGGCAGTTGAGGGAAAGGACTTTCAGGCTGGATTTACTACCCCAACAGGTGAGTTTATTACCCGTGAAGGTTCAAAATTACCTCCATATAACCTTCCTAATGGTCATTCAGAGGACATACCGGAAGAAAAAAGAAAACAAGCCATAGAAGGGCCACAGAACTTTAAGACGGCAGAAGAATACGTTAAGTCAAAAGGTGATGTGATTTACCACGGAAGTGGCACTAAATTTGATAAATTTGATGATGGCATGAGAGGTTCTATCACAGGAGCAAAGAGCGCAAAGGGAGCAATATGGTTTACAGACAATCAAAGGGTTGCAAAAGCATACTCCATCTTTGCCGCAGAAACAGGGCCAGTTAAAGCATTGCTTGATAAAGCAGATGTCGCTGAAAAGATAGCTCAAAAAAGTGGTAAGCAAAGCGATTGGGATAAGCACGATGATTTATTGCGTCAAGCAGAAGAAATGGACACTTACGATAAATCTAATTATCGTCGTGAATTATCTGATGTAAAAGAGGCTGTATTAAATAAAGATTTGGATATGTTCACAGTTGACGCAAAAGGAAAAACTCCACAAGAGTTATCAGATGAAGGAGATATTGATTCATGGCTCAACGAACAAATTAAAGAAGCAAAAAAACAAGGGAAAGACGGTCTGATAATTAAAAATCTTGACGATGCAGTAGGTCTTACCAATGCCCCAGCTACTCATTACGCAGTATTCAAAAGCGAAGGAATAAAATTAAAATCTGAATTGATGAAAGAATGGGAAGAAGCTAATCGCCTAAAGGCTGTTCACTCTGCTTTGTTAGCCCCTTACGAAGTCCCATCACCCGTAAGCCCTTCAAGCCTTTTAAAGAAACGATACGACTACCTGAACGGTCAGGCAGATGCAATAAGGGGGGAACATGAAGCCTTACGCAAACAGATTGAACAGGACAAGAAGCGTGGATTCTCTACCGGACGACTGGAACAAAAACTTGATAAGGTCGGTCAGAAGTATGTCCAAATTCATAATCAAATTGTTGAAC